ATTATAGATTTTCTTTTTAAATCATTTATTGTTATAAAGAGTGCTTTCTGTGCCATAATTATTTAGTTTTTGGATAAGCACCTCTGTTTGGCATATCTACTGGTCTAACTTCGACTTCTTGAGGATTATTTGGTTCCTTAAATCCGTCTTGTACAGCATCTGAAGCTTCAACTTCGGTATTTGGTGTTACTTTCTTTTTATATACTCTTCTTTCCCAGAAGTGATGACAATTTTTACCTCCTTTGAACTTAAACAGGTTGTATTTACTCTTGTTATGCCCTAATTCACTGTTTAATCCTTTAAAAGACATAAGAGTAATGTCTTCTTTTCTAAACACTAAGTTTTTACTTGTAAGAGACTCCATTTGTTTACAGAATACTCTACTTTTATCAGAGTTTCTTACTGGACCATAAGAATATCTTATTTTATATCCAGAATTATCTTGACTTGACTTCTTGTTAGGTTTAGCATCATCTTCTGATACACTTAGTTTAGTTAAATCAAACTCTTCATTATCATTACCTACTGCTTCACTATGTATAAGTTCCCATTCATCAGAAACAACCTCTCCTAATACTTCTAGTTGATTGTACAAGTCATCTGCACCTTCATCTGATAAATCTAGTTCTTCTTGTGAACTTAACTTTTCTCCTGTTTCTTCTTCTCTTTTAACTTTAGTAGAAATGTTTTCTAATTCTGTAAATTCTATTGGTTGTAGAGTTACAAAGTATAAGCTTAAGTATATTTTATTAAATGCAAGTATTTCATCTAAACCATCTATAATATTTTGTTGAAATGGTCTGATAACTATATTATCCATAAGTATAGAAGCAGTTCTAAGTTCTTCTGCATTGTTTCCAAACCCTGTATTGTCTTTTATACCTAAAAGTATAGGAGAAACAATACCATGACCAAGCATTATTTTTTCCCTGCTTTCGTCAGCCAAGAATTGATACTGTGCATGAGCATCTGGTAAGTGAATAGGTTGTAAATCTGCTTGAGTTTCTGTAGACTCATTAAAAGTAAGTATGAATTTACCTGCATTTGAAGAGCCACTAAACTTATCATATATTTTATGCTCAATAAGCTCTTGAGTTTCTTCATTAGGTACTCCATTGTTAAAGTTTATTAATAAAGAAGGTTGTAATCCATTCTTTATATTGTTTATATGATAATTACTTACTTCTTCTTCTAATTCTGCATATTGTAAGCAAGATTGGTAGTCTACTGGAGAATAATAGTAGAATCCTGACCTATATGGTTTAAATACATATATTTCTATAACCTCTTTTTTAGAACCATTACCAAAAGAAGGTATTCTTTTAGGTTTGTCACTAGGACTCATTTCAGACCACTTAGGATGGTAGTAATAAGCTTCTATTTGACCTTTTTTAGCTTTTTCTGCTCTAAGAGTCTCCATAGGAAAGTGTAGCACCTTCACAATGGCTGTTTTACGCTTGTTATAGACCACTTGAACAGCAGATTGACCTAACATCTTATAATCGTTTACAACACGCCTTAAATCCTTTTGTTTTAAGAGCATTTTCATTTTGGCATACATCTCAGGTTTTATCTCACTGTCTGTAGCTTCTAGTCCTCTACCATAAATCATATCTACAATACCATTTATACATCTAGCATTTGTAGGACTGCCTAAGTATTTATCTATAAGTTCATCAAAGTAATCATTGTTATCTCCGTATTGAACCCAGTCTTTTCCGTAGACTTCTTTTATTTCTGGTATTTCATAACCAGATAAATTGACTACTCTAATATTTTTATTTTCCATATTATATTACTATGTATTCGTCTTCAGAACCAGCACCATATTCAGTGTACTTGTTCGTATTTAATGTGTGTATTACTTCATCATTTGTTTGAGAAGTTACATAAGCCTTATCTCTATACCATAAATTACCACCTTTACTGAATTGTAAGTAGTAAGCAGTTTCATCTTTTAATATAGTAGAAGCTAATGATACAGAAACAAAGTTTCCATTGTCAGAAGCTGTAAGGTCTGTTAGTGTTTCGCTTTTGTTTGTTCCGTCTTGTGTTATAGTAAGATTTATACTTGACAAAGACGTTTTGTCTCTAGGGATTATATTAATCGTCTGAGAATCTGTATTTGGAAGTAATCTTATCATAATAAGATAACTGAAAAGTATTGATTTTGTTTTATATAGAAAAAGCCCTAATTAAAGGGCTTTATATCTATTATGTTTAAGAGTGTACTATGTTTAAGAGTTCACAACAGCAAACCCAGCAGTAGCAAGGTCTCCTTCAATAAAATTAGCAGGTAATTTTTCCATTCCTGTTAATGTTAATGTGTATCCACTTAAATCTCCCATAGCGCCACCTGTTACAACAGTTCCTCCTGAAACATCCATTCCATGCTCTAATCCAGCTAAGAAAAGATTTCCGTTATTATCTTTTATGATAACGTGAGGTCTTCCCCAAGAAAGTAATTTTAATTCCTTGTGGTCAGCAACAGTTAGTTTGTGTAAAGTTAGTTCTAGTACTTGCTCAAAAGCAGTTGTTCCATTCTCTCTACTAGATTGAATGTTTTGTGTAAAAGATGAAGTTCCTTTGATATCATATTCGTAGGCATTAGGGTCTGTTCCCCCAATTCCAGATACTGTTTCTATCATTTCATCATTAGGGTCATCATAAGCGATAGTACCTAATGTTCCATAATTAACAAAGTAAACTTTATCTAATCCACCAACGCTGTCTTTACAAGGCTCTGTTCTATATAGTGATAAATTACAAGACATATTATTAGTTTTTTAAAAGTTAGTATTAAAAGGGTGAGTGGTTAAGCCCACCCTTTATTTAATTATTATTAAGCGTTTACTCTGTATACGATATCTCCTCCGATTCCGTATTGTACTCCACTTGTAAACCTCATGATTACTCTTACATTTTGAGAACCATCTAAGTCACCCATATCGATAACTTTTACTTCGTTGTGGTCAGATAAAAGACCTGTTCCAAAGTATAGGTTAGATTTTTCAGCAGCAACAGCAGTGTCATCAGCTAATCCATTAGCAACAAATAGTTTTACACCATCAAAGCTTAATGAACCATTGTTCCACCATTGAGTTCCTTGAGAGTTTGTACCAGCAGCACCTAATCCAGAAGCTCCAAATCCACCTAAGCTTCTTACATAAGCTCTAGCGATGTTTTGAGATACATATACATACATATCTTCTTGTCCGTATAAAGAAGAAGGAATTGCATCTACGATAGAACCTAATTCAGCGATTACGTTAGCAGAAGTAATTGCAGAACCAGTTACATCTATAACATCAGAATCAGCAGCTAATAAAGTAGAGAATCCATCAAATTCACCTGCGTTAGCGTTAACTCCACTCCAGATGTTTTGCTCAGTCTTCTCAGCAACTTTAGCAGCAACGTGAGAGATTAAGAAATCACTAAATTTTGGAGGTAATTTGTCAAATGAAGAATATCCCATTTGTACAGCTTCCCAATCAGAACGGAAGTCTTTTTTACATAGTTCAATATTAACTTGGAACTCTTCTGGTTGAAGGATTCTTTCAGTTAATGTTACTGAACCTGTGTCAGCAAAATCACATGAAGCATTAGCAATAAGTCCACTTGTAGCGACCTTTTTGATTACTTCCTTAAATTTCACATTAGGTTTTACTGAAATTCCACCATTTTCTATAGTAGAACCAGATAATAATGCAGCAGAGATATACTTTCCAGCAAACTCTCCAGCATAAGTACTTGTAATTGAAGTTGTAGTAGCCATTTTTAATTATTTTAGTTTTGGTTTTATTATGATATTTTGTTTAGTACTCTATCCATTATTGTTTGTGGTCTGTTTTGACCATATAAATGAACATTGTTTTTTTCTACGTTGGACTCAGGAGAATGAGCAATAGGCTCTACTTCTGGTTCCTGTGAAGATAATTCCACTTCACTTTCTTCTGATACTTCTTCAGAACTCAATTCTTCTGGAACTTCAGGAGACTTTTCGTCACTCATTGATTCCATTAATTGGTCGTACATTGCTTTTACTTCAGCAATAGCTTTAGAAAGTTCTTCTTTAGTAGCATATAAATTTTCTTCTTCAATCTCCTCTACAGGAATCTCATCAGAAACTTCATCTTTTACTTCTTCGATAACTTCTTCAGCTAATTGTACATCTTCTTTTACTTCTATCTCTTTGACTTCTTCAGTCTCAGATAGTAAGATTTTCTTAAATTTGTCTACGATGTCGGTAGCTTTCATATATTATTGATTTAAATTAACAGTATAACTTGATAACCTCAAGCTTTTATTTTTGTTGTATTTTTAGTTAGCTGCTGTACAAGCATCACAATCATCATACAGTGTAGCTGATTCTATATGGTGTTCTCCACTAGCAGAAACATTGAGTACAGTATAACAATTACTATGACCTGAGTTTTCAAACTCTAAGTAATAAATATTACCTACAACTAATTGTGTATCGTGTAAATGTATTTCTTTGTGCATTGAATGACCACATCTTTGCACCCTATAATAATACTCATCTCCAACAGTAGCTTCTCCACTTATATTGCCTATGCCTTGAGCTTGTAAAGAACCATCACAACATTTCGTTGAATATGTTCCATCTTTACATAAACATCCTCTTCTTGATGAACGAGGACTTGTTCTACTTGGTGTTTTTTTATATCTTCTTCTCATCTCACTTTTTCTTAACGCAATTAGGTCTTTTTTTACCATCTATAATTTGATAACCTTTTTGCTCATAGCCATCCCAACAAGGACTCTTAGTAGTTGCTCCAGCTTCTACCGAATGTGATTCACAAGGCATATACCACATCTTTCCTTCATACTCATGTTCGTGTATTAATTCACATCCTATATCTTTAGCCATCTCTAATGCTTTCTCTTCAGAAGAGTATGCTAATCTATCATCTATAATAGCATAATCATCATTTATTATTTCAGAGTATAATGCAGTAACCGAATTGTTTACTTTCTTATCTATCCTTTTAAGTTTAGATATAGCCCAGTTAACACCAGCAGAACCACCCCAAGCATCCCACATTATTCCTCCACATCCTTCAGAGTATGGTACATCTTTGTTTTGTTGATGTCTTTTAAAACTAGCCATTCTAGAAATCGTGGACCTTGTTATTTTTTGTTTATTAGCTAATTGTGAAGCTCTTCTCCAGCCTACGGAAGTTCCACAAGAACTACCATTTTCTTTTTTATACTTTAAAGCTCTCTTTGCATTGTTTACTGCACCTTGTGGATAATCGTTATATGATTCTAACTCTACTTCTTGTGAATCTAAGAATGCTTCTTCCATTTCATATAATTTAGATAAAGCTTCCATTTCATCAAAGTCTTCTTCTACACTTTCTCTTGGTCTATCATCTAGTTTATCAGCAAAGAAACCTTCTATAGAAAATCCTTTTACTTTACCTTCTTTTACAAAATCATTCCATATCTCATCATTATTTACTTTTACAGAAACCATCCAAGTTCCTATTGGTAAATCAAAACCATACTTTTTTGACTTGTCTTTTTTCTTGTCTTCTATAATCCAAGATTCTACAACAGACAGCCCATTGAGTTTAACGTCATGTTCTAAAGTTGAATTGTTTTGTTTACCTCTTGATAAGAATAATTCAGATGCTTTTCTAACAGTATCTTCACTAAAGAATATATTATATTCATCTTCTCCATTAGTTCTGTATATTTTT